GGTGAGTATGGTCCTGTAGAAGAAAAGATTAAAAAAGCAGTGCAAATTGGTCTACAACGTGACATGGGTACTGATTATTTTGAAGATCCTAGAGCACGTCTCGGACGTATCAAGGATAAAAATGGACAAATATCGACAGGTTGGAAAAGCATCGACGACAAACTTTATGGTGGCTTTAATCGCGGCGAGCTCAACATTTGGGCTGGTGGTTCTGGCGCTGGTAAATCCTTATTTTTGGCAAATCTTGGTGTCAATTATGCTCTCGCTGGTCTCAATGTTCTTTACCTTACATTAGAACTGAGTGAGGACTTGGTCTGTATGCGTATCGATGCAATGACCACTGGTATACCTACTAGAGAGATTTTCAAGAACTTAGATGACGTTGAAATGAAGGTCAAAGTTATTGGTAAAAAGTCCGGAAAATTGCAGGTAAAATACATGCCCAGCGGTAAGACTGCCAACGACATTCGTGCGTACATGAAAGAGTATGAAGTCAAAATGGGACACAAGATTGATGTCTTGCTAGTCGACTACATGGACTTGATTATGCCTTTGAGCAAGCGTATTAGTGCTGAAAACTTGTTTGTCAAAGACAAGTATGTAAGTGAAGAATTGCGTAATTTGGCGGTGGAAAAGAACTGTGTGTTTGTTACAGCGGCGCAATTGAATCGTGGAGCAGTTGAAGAAGTTGAGTTTGACCACAGTCATATTTCAGGTGGACTTAGTAAGATTCAAACAGCGGATAACGTGTTTGGTATCTTTACAAGTCGTGCTATGCGTGAACGTGGACGATATCAAATTCAGCTAATGAAGACACGTAGTTCAAGCGGTGTTGGTATGAAGATTGATTTAGAGTTCAATGTAGACACTTTGCGTATCAGTGATTTAGATGAAGCAGACGGATATGGTGCTGGATCAGCTAGTGCTGGTAGTACACTATTAAACTCTATCAAACAAAGACAAACAGTTGCAGATGATTCGGCCAGTACTGGCTGGGAACGAGCAAGTCCTAAAGAAGGTTTTGATTTGAGTAAACCTAGAGTGCAGGCCAAAGTTGAAAGTAGCAAGTTGAGAGAATTACTAAACAACTTACCAGGAGATGACGTGTAATCTCATTGTAACGCAATTTTCTCGGGAGATAGATAAGTACACATATAATAACCAGGTAGCGAAACCATGCAATTACATCACATTAGAGAATTAACAGATCCTTTGGTAAACTTAATCAAAGACGATCCAGTCAGACCACACATTCCCCTTGAACAGCGTATCAACGAAGCAGCCGAAATCTTGATCCTCAAAGCAGGAGAAGAAGTCTTGGCGGCTACATGTATGCAATGGCTAAGTGATATTCCTGCTACGGAAGAGGATCTTATCAGTATGGGCAAGGAGCGTAACACAGCAGTATTTTATACTATCTGGAGTTATAGTCCAGGAGCTGGGCAGGAGCTAATCAAACAGGCCGCACATTGGATTTTATCTGAGTTTAAAGATGTTAAAAACATCGTAACACTTAGCCCGCAAACGCCCATGGCCCGCCGTTTCCACTTGAAGAATGGCGCAGAAGTTTACAAAGAAAACCCTACTAGTGTAAACTATCGTTACTACACACGACAAGATTAACACTGGGCTAAAGCCCTATTGTCCTTGATAAATATTATTTTAGGACATATAAATGGCCATTTTTACAGCTAGCCAAGCTACGCAATCAGTTACAGACCTAGCCGCTAGTCTAGCTACTACGGCCAGCGAACGTTTGATTGCCAAGTACCAAGGTATATTTGACCTAATAGAAAGTCAAAGTTTACAAGGTGCAACCAGTATACGTTGGACGTTGACCTTGGCTGGTTATACAGAAATCAAACCTACACTACTGGCCAGTGGCTACACAGTCAGTGCATGGACACAGGGCTCGGATCCAACTAAAAGCGGTAGCGTAACTATCACATGGCCCAGCACTAGTCCTGTTGAAGTTACTTATCCCAGTTTAATCGGTATACTGCCCACACAAGTATCAGGCGAACAAAACGTATATTTTAGAGCACAATTTTCCGCCAGCGGTGGAGTTGCGCCATACACTTATACTATACAAGGCCTTATCCCCACGGGACTTGCATGGAGCACCTTGACCAATGTTACTAGTATAACACTCAGCGGTACTCCTACACAGGCGGCTAATGAATACAATACCTTAACTATCACAGCTACTGACAGTATCGGACAGACAATTAGTCAGCAGATAACTTGGGACATAGCCAACTCAACAGTATTGAGTGTGGTAACCAACACTCCCGGCGTGAATGCATTAAGTTATTCAGCCACTACTAGTCAGCTGACATTTACTCCCTACAACTTGCCTACAGCTACTACTCAAGTGTTGGGTGGAGTTACTTTTGACAACACTACCATTACTACCAATGGGCAGGGGCAGATACAATATCTACTACCCACAGCTACTACAAGTACCCTGGGTGGAGTAAAGGTAGACAACTCAACTATTAAGATAAACAATGGTGTTATTAGTATACCTAGTACAACTACCATATTGGATCAAAGGATCAGAAGCATAGCTATTGCTAGCGCAGTAGCATTTGGAGTCTAAATGGCCAACATCTTGTGGGACTACAGTCCATGTATCCACAACTTTAATTACACAGCAGATGTAGACTGGCCCCGCAGTGAGCTAGCACAGTTAGATTGGATCACAGGTATACAGGAAGTAGAATCCTGGTTAGTCCAGTATACAGGTCCCAAGTATAGTCATTGGACTTGGCACACAGCCCGGGAAGTTTATCATATTGGCGTGGCCTTCAAGTATGACCGCCATAAGATGTTGTTTTTACTACAGTGGGCGCACTAAATTAGTCCCAGAGCAATAGCAATGGTCCAAGCGGCATTGGCATTTGTTTTACTACCCGGATGTGCCATCATTTCCCTTGAACCTGCAATAGGCCTTATGTCCCTAGCAGAGTCTATCTTTTCAATGTAAGTACACTGCAACAGTATTGCAGTTTCTTTGAAATAACTACAGTCAAAGTATTTTACTCCAGTATCTTTCCATAGGGCGTGGCTAACAGCCTTGTAATACTTTGCCCTAGTCAACTGATTAGATTCTTTGCGATTTATAGTCATGAAATAGGCTTCTGCATCTACGTTGCCAGCAACATAGTTTTGAGCATGCCCAAGCCCATTAAATTCAGTGCATCTATCATACTGAGTCCATACGTTAACTACCGCCAAGGGTCTAGGGCGATTGAGTTTAAGTATACTACCGGTCAGCATGGCAAATTCTATACTGGCCCCGCCCACTCCTAGATTAACAGTGGGACGTCCGGTCATTTGTGTAATCTGTGAGCCCACAGTATTTCTCTCATGCAAGCCCACTCCCAAGACATTGCTACAGCCTATAATAACTATACTGTTGGCCCAGTCGATAGTGTCAAACTCTCGTTCCCTATAGCCCAAACTGTTCAAGGAATATTCTATAGGATCGTTATGATAAGGCCAATCAGGGGGTTGTGTTGCCGAGTTTATTTTAAACAGTTCCTCAGTGTCTGTAGGGTAGAAGTTCTTAATACTCACACCCTTGTTAACAGACACATCAAAAAAATCCAACTGCTCCATGATTTATATACCCCCGGGGGCCCGCAAAAAATTTATATCCGCGAAGCGTAGCGGAAAAAATTTCCACATATACTTGTGCTACGAAGTAGCAAGCGGTAAACGCGAGATTAGCGTTCGGCTTGCCACTCCCAAACTGGTTAAGTGAAGTCTTTAATCAAAGGTGCGTCGAACAAATGCAAGTCCTGGGCCATGGTAACGATATCGTCAACAATAGCTAGGTCCACACTACGTCCTGCAAAGCGTGATGTTAAACGCTGACGATACTCTTCTTCACGAGCTTGCGGCGTCATATCCAAAGTTTGTACATACTTGAGTATGCTTAAAGCCAGTGTTTCTGCTAGACTAGAGTGTGTGGGTAGTGTTTGCATTAATCCTGGGAACTCAGCCATACGAGCGTCCAGCGTTAAATTTTGATTTAATTGACCCATTTGGGTTTCCTCCTTAAAGAAAATATTTATGCTTTTTTGACTCTATTGACTATGCCTTTGATTAAACGCACACGTTCTTCACTAGCGACAGTAGACTCAGTTATACGAGCAATGTCATCTATGGCTGTGTCCAGTAGTTCTATCCTGTTTATGGCTAGATAGTAGCGTTCACGTAGGCTAGTAGCTTGTAGTATGGATAACAGCTTACTGAGTAATATGGGTATAAGATTGTGCATTAGTAGCAGGCAATAATAGTGCCGTTATCCTTGGCACTAATACTATTTAGAGTAGTGTATACACGATCAATGGCTAGTTCTAGTAAATCAGCACGGTCGTATGGATAGTGTGGACTTAGACTAACAAACGTAGCGCCTGCTTGATTATGCTGGGCAAATGCCAACATGATGAAGTTTTGTACACTCTTAGTGCCACGATAAGCTACATGCTCACTATGAAGCTTATACTGGTTAATATCAGCATAGCTCAAGTATGTGGTAAAGTATACACAACGACTGGTAGAGGACATCTTTTCTAATGCGGCTAGAGTTAGCAAGTGCGGTATGAGCATGGTACTGTTAACAGCATTAGTCCATCCAATACGGTAAAACTCTATACGACTATCATACATGGGCTCTTGAAAGTCTTCAATATTGTTGGGCAAGGTAGGCACATTGGTATTGTAGATAAACATGTCAATATGCTCAACAGACTCAGTGAGCAGTCTAAATTTGGCTAGTACATCATATACATCAGCAAAGTCCGCTGATATAGCGTTATCGTATGGTTGATGGCTTAATACTAGCACATGGCAGCCATCCTGGCGAAAACGTTCAGCTATTTGAGCACCACTTTTGGATCCGCCACCGATGATTACTATAGTAGGTTTATTCATAAAAAAGGTTCTGTAATGGTGTTAAAAAATCTGCGCAAAAAAAATTCAACCAGTACTTACGCTCCTGCCCAGGTGGTTTTTATGAGCTCTATGAGGATTTCTACTAAGACGGGATCTGTGCTTATGGGTGTATACATGTTAGCGCACATACTCTATATAGTAGCAGACTGCGGCTAGAACTAGTATAACTAGCATGGGAGCCCAAGTTTCAGCAGTGGACATACTAGTGTGTACAGGATAAAAACAGTCGTAGTCAGGATATATGTGCGTCCACGGTGTAGAATATAAGTGTTATAGGGATCTTTTTCCATACTAGTATATATGCTAGAAAAGGGTCCTAGGGAAGTGTTTTTGGCAGTGCGTAAAAAATTATAAAGAAGTACTTTTCCTTTCAGGGTGGTGATTTCTAACCTATGGGCATGCGCTGTTGCAGTTTTACAACAATATAATAAATTGCATGTCTCCCACCCTCTCACAATATCTTTTTTCATTTACATGCCTCCCACCCAAAAAAAATCCCCAAAGAGTATTAGTCTCTGGGGATCCAAAAAGGTCTTGCCGGGAGCGAATCGGGCTTACAGGACCTTTTAGGTGGACGGCTTGCCGGGAGCGAATCGTTGGGCCATCCTGGGCACTATAGTGTGCCCTTGCTACTTACCTGTTGCGCATACACGTTACCTCTGCTACTGCTCTCCACTTGCCGGGCATGCTAGCCTTTAAGTCTGCTATCTTAAGCACGGTGCGCAAGCTGAGCTCACGCAAGCGACTGGTGTTCTCTTTAACAAAGTCTAACAGCAACTCCTTGTCTACATCCGTGAACTCGTATGCATCTAGCATGCCACACTCACGTATCACTTGCTCAATGCGTAGGAGCTTCTCACGCTCTGTATCAATGGTAAGGTCCAAGTAATGGCAACGTGACTCCAATGCTTCCAAGTGATCTCTAAGCTTCTTGCTCTTCACATGATCGAACTTGATGTTGGTGATGAAGATTGCGCCGCCTTTGAATTCAAAGCTGTTGGGCACACCTTCGCTACGCAATAGACGTGAGTCAGTGTTCCAATGGATAGTGCGCTTCTTGCTAGTATCCAATGCGGCTTTGAGAATGTTCAAGCTCAAGTCATC